TCAAGCAGTCCTCGCCTATCTCGCAGACTGCATGAACGATCAGTCGGGCCGTTGCGATCCGACGCGAGAAACAATCGCTGAATATTTCAGCGCAAAGGACGATACGTGCACCGTCAAGCGCGTGGAAAGGGCGCTTGCACGCCTGCGCACTCTTGGATACATCGAGTCCAAGCGCGTTCCCTATACGCGGCAAACGTCCGCCGGGCAGGAAGGAGGATGGCACAACTCCTACGTCTTAGTCGGCTTCGTCCCCGGCGATTCGAATGCCGTGAGGGTTACCGACATTTCGGACGTTACCCCCAAAACGGACGTTACCCCCAATTTGGAAAGGGGTCACCCCCAAAACGTCCAAGGGGTCACCCCCAATTTGGAAAGGGGTCACCCCCAAAATGGGGGCATAAACCAGAAAGAACCAGAAAGAACCAGAAGTGAACCAGAGTCTTCTATGCGCACTTCCGGAAATTCGTCGGCTATCGCCGCCGTCGCATCTGCGCAAGCGCAGACGCCCTATCCCGAAGACTTCGACCAGTCTCTTTTCGACGAAGCGCAGCGCGAAGCTCAGCTCGACGTGGGTTCAAAACCCAACACAGTGAAGGCCGAAGCTCCGAAGCGCAGAACCGCCACGCCGCGCAAAAAGCCCGCTACGCGGTGCCCTTTCGATGCAGAGGCCCTGATCCCCGACGACTACCGACAGATCGCCGAAAAGGCCGGTATCGGTGACCCTCAGCAGGTCTTCTCCGCATTCGTCAATCACGCAATCGCACACGATCGAAGCCTAGTGGTCTGGCCTGCAGGTTTCCGAACGTGGTGCTCCAACG